TATGAGTCTTGTTCAATGCCCAAGCCCGAGTTTTAAAAAACATCAGATAGTCCATGACAAATGCATTGCTGGTCCACAAATAGGATCCTAATGCAGATTGATTGGTTATCTCTAGTATTTTTGCAGTGGCATCGGCGTCCATAAGGTCAAGGTGTACAAATGTGTGTGTCATGCCACAATACTTGATCCATCTTGCGCAAAAATCAGCTCTTGTCAATCCGGCATTGTTCAAGAACCAATCTATGTTGTCAGCGATTGACTGATGACTGTGATACATAGGACCATAGTCTGGATGAGCTGATTGAAATTTATGCCAGACACTTTCAAACACATCAAAATCACCGTTCCACTCTGCCAACAAATACTGCTGCCACTCTATTGCCGCTCGGCTGATATCAAATAGATACACACTGGTGTTGGCAACAAAATTATCATTGCCAGTTATACAAGCAGGCTTGAGTCCGCCACATACCCCAACAAAACAATCAAGCGGCTGACGTTTCATCTCTTGCGGATCAATCAATGTTTCGGTGTTCAACACATAATAACCAGTGTCCAAGTTTTTGGTAATTTGCCGCATAGCAAATCCAAACCACCAAAGTGCTTCGTCCTGGGGCTCGTGATTTTTATCAGCAATCAGTTTTACAATATCGTCATGTCCATGATCAGGATAGCAATAATTTTTCTTCTGTCTGATTTCATTGGGAATATTAGTTATGCGGTGCCCAGCACGGATAAACTCAGCAATAACATTGATGCCGGTGTATTGATAATCGCTAGTGTATTCTACCAACTCTTCTGACTCGGGTGCTACCCACCAAGGAGTATAATCATTGTGTGCATTATTGGTGTCACGACGTGTTTTACGTGTGGTAAACGTGACCGGGCCAGACTGTTCTTCGAATGCAGGTTGACCAACTGCCGTCCATGCCCGTAAATCAAGTGCAAACCATTGTGGGTGTAAATGATAGTAGCCGCCACGATCCAATATGTGACAGGCCATTGGTGCATTTTCTAATTTAGCATGTTCGATTGTGTCAATTACCAATGTCTGATTTTGCAAGAAGTTTCCAGCGGCAACTACGCCGGCCCATTCGTACCCTTGCTCGGCCAGTTTTTTTAATTCTTCCGTGAGTATTTTTGTTTGATATAGATTAAACTGATATCGCCCGCACAGTTTAAACTCAGTCAAGTCAATTAAGTTTTGCGCAATATCAACACATTCAGGTTTTAAATTGTCGTACAGTACTACTGCAATGTTTGGAAAATCTTTATTCATGATTAATTAATAAGTTGGTACCCAGTGATCTGGATGTTTGGAGTGTTTCTCATGTACTCAAGTTTGGACAGATTGTCAATTCTACCCGGGATACAAAATCCAGTATGGTCTATTATTTTTTCTAAACTGTATCCTAACATTGTTAGATCAGGTTGATTTGCATAGTACCACTCAGTGAGTGCGGCATCCACATCATCGGGCCACGGCGATGGCCCCCAGTTGGTACCATTGAAATTGTTGAGATGTAATTTCCAATTAAGGCTGATACGATCAATCATTTTACAAGTTTGTTGTAGCATAGAATTATCATTGTGCATCATGCAAAAGAATGGTTCTTTACCTACATACGGGTAATCTAACTGTACTTCGCCCGGTTTGATTACTCTGGCAAATTTTACAAGCTCGGGCATTTGATTGTCTGTTGGGCCATTGATAAAATAACTAATGTTAGCGAACGACCGTCCTGTAAAATTGTAATCAAGAGGGGCTTCAGTGGTTTCTAAACTGTGCAGGCAACAATGTAGCTCGTCAACTAATTTTATTTGTTCTTTATCAAGTCCAGCATACTTGTTAATTCCTGCTGTTACTTCTAAATCTTTATGCATTGAATTAAAATGCAACTGGTTAGACTCGTAATGTTCCGGACCGGCTTGAATATTGTACATAGACCAGTCTACTGCATTGGTGTCACGTGCTTCTTCGATTAATTTTATAAAATAGTTAATTGTGTATTTGGTAAAATCTGTAACAACAGGCACTGCACGAACCGGATCTTGTTTGGTAATTTCCACATGCTGATTAAAGAACTGTTCACCAATTGGGGTATTGTAAATATCAATGTTAAAATCAATTGCTTGGTTTATTTCTACATATATTTTTGGCATGCAGATATTTATTTGGTAATCTTGAGCCAAACAATATTTGACTTTGCGCTAGAACAAGTATATAATAGAAAACAAGGAGCATTTTATGTCACAACCCAAATCATTCAACGGCGATCAAAAGATCAAACTCGTTCAAATCATCAACGAGGGCATGCAGGTCATGCACGAGATTGACACACTTCAGGGTGGTCTTAACGACACCATCAAAGCCATTGCTGAGGAACTAGAAGTCAAGCCTGCCATTTTAAAGAAGGCTATTAAATTGGCACACAAAGCTGAATTTGGCAAAGAAAAACAAGACCACGAAACACTGGAAACAATTCTTGAGACTGTTGGCAAAACTCTATAAGTACTGTTTTACAACAGCGAGTCGTTCCCGTAAGGAACATGAATCACGGCTTACCGGCCACAAACGGAGACTATGAGTTATATTGACGCACTATTTGATCGTGAACACGATCGCATTCACGTTGTAGAACGCCGAGACGGCGTGAGGAAATACCAAGAGTATCCTGCCAACTACATCTTCTATTACGACGATGCCAGAGGCAAGTTCCAAAGTATCTATGGAACACCTGTCAGTCGCTTCAGCACACGCAACAACAAAGAGTTCCGCAAGGAAGTTCGCATGCACTCCAGCAAGCAATTGTATGAGAGTGATATTAACCCTATCTTTCGTTGCTTAGAAGAAAACTACAAAGACCAAGACGCCCCGGAACTCAATGTTGCATTTTTCGACATTGAGGTAGACTTTGACAAAGAGCGAGGTTTCTCGCCTGTGGATGATCCATTCAACCCCATCACTGCAATCTCAGTCTATCTAAACTGGTTGGATCAATTGGTTACACTGGCAGTTCCGCCCAAAGGCTTATCGTGGGCAACTGCACAAGATCTTGTGAAGGACTTTGAAAATACCATCTTGTTTGAACGAGAAGAGGACATGATCAAAACATTCCTGGACTTGATCGAAGATGCAGACGTGCTGAGTGGCTGGAACTCAGAGGGATATGATATCCCTTACACTGTGAATCGTTGCACTCGTGTGCTGAGCAAAGACGACACACGCAAGTTCTGTCTGTGGGGACAACTGCCCAAGATGCGTATGTTTGAACGCTTTGGCAGTGAAAGCCAAACATATGACTTGATTGGTCGTGTACATATGGACTATATGCAACTGTATCGCAAGTACACATATGAAGAACGCCATAGCTATAGCCTGGATGCTATTGGTGAGTATGAACTCAATGAGCGTAAGACCCAGTTTGAAGGCACGTTGGATGCTTTGTACAACCAACACTTTAAAAAGTTTATTGAATACAACAGACAAGATACGCTGTTGTTGCATAAACTGGATCGCAAACTACAGTTTTTATCATTGGCAAGCGAACTGGCACACGCCAATACTGTGCTACTACAAACCACAATGGGTGCTGTGGCAGTGACTGAACAGGCCATTATCAATGAAGCACATGAACGTGGAATGGTGGTTCCTAATCGCAAGCAACGTCTCACAGACGACGACACACAGGCGGCGGGTGCGTATGTTGCGTACCCCAAGAAAGGCCTGCATGACTGGATTGGATCTGTCGACATCAACAGTCTGTATCCGTCGGCCATTCGTGCCATGAACATGGGACCGGAGACTGTGGTAGGACAACTGCGTCCCATCATGACTGATCACTACATCAAAGAAAAGATTGCCAAAGGCGCAAGTTTTGCGGCTGCTTGGGAGGGCCTGTTTGGCAGTTTAGAATACACTGCGGTGATGGAACAGCAACGTGGCACAGAGATCACCATTGACTGGCAAGATGGCACAGAAAGCACACACAGTGCCGCAGAGATCTGGACCATCATGTTTGACAGCAATCAGCCTTGGATCATGAGTGCTAATGGTACAATACTTACCTATGAGAAGAAGGGTATCATCCCAGGATTGCTGGAACGTTGGTATTCAGAACGCAAAGAACTGCAGGCCAAAAAGAAAACAGCCAAGGACAAGAAAGAAGAAGCATTCTGGGACAAGCGACAGCTGGTTAAAAAGATTAACTTGAACAGTTTGTATGGTGCTATTTTGAATCCTGGTTGTAGATTCTTTGATCATCGTATTGGACAGAGTACCACACTAACTGGTCGTGCCATTGCCCGGCACATGGATGCACACATCAACGAATGCATCACAGGTGTATATGACCACACAGGTGAAGCCATTATCTATGGTGACACAGACTCCTGCTACTTTACTGCGTGGCCAGTGCTGAAGAAAGAAGTAGCAGAAGGTCGCATGGAGTGGAGCAAGGATATTGCTATTGCCTTGTATGACTCCATTGCCGAGCAAGTTAATGCCAGCTTCCCTGGCTTTATGGAACAGGCATTCCATTGCCCAAGAGAGATGGGTGCATTAATTGCGGCTGGTCGAGAACTGGTGGCAGATCGTGGATTGTTTATCACAAAGAAACGCTATGCTGTGAACATCATTGACTTGGAAGGCAAGCGATTGGATGTGGAAGGCAAGAAGGGCAAGACCAAGGCCATGGGCCTGGACTTGAAGCGTAGTGACACACCCAAGGTAATTCAAGACTTCTTGTTGGAAATTCTAAATAGTACATTGCATGGTGCTGACAGAGATTCCATTGTGGCACGTATCCGAGAATTCAAGTATGAGTTTATGGAACGTCCGGGCTGGGAAAAAGGTTCGCCCAAGCGTGTGAACAACTTGACCAAGTATGGTGCAGAAGAAGCCAGACTTGGCAAAGCCAACATGCCAGGGCATGTGCGAGCAGCCATGAACTGGAACAACATGCGGAAAATGAACGGCGACAACTACAGTATGCAAATTGTTGATGGTATGAAAACTATTGTGTGTAAACTTAAAAGCAATGCTCTTGGGTGGACGTCAATTGGTTATCCCACAGATGAACAACGCTTGCCTGCTTGGTTCACAGAACTGCCATTTGATGACGGATTGATGGAGGCAACTGTGGTGGATCAAAAAATTGACAACTTGTTGGGTGTGCTGGACTGGGACTTGGCAAGTGCCACCAACACAGAGAATACATTCCAAACTTTATTTGAATGGTGATCTATGAAACTTAGTGAATTAGTTGCATACCGCAATCATTTGTCAGGGTTTGATGTTAACACCATCCAATATACTGCACGGCATAAGCTAGAAGAAATTGTGTATAATGTACAGAACAGTGTGATACAGCCACGTGCATTTACACAAACTCTGCAGGAAGATCAAACTCGTGTAATAACTGCTTTTGATTATTTTAGTTCTACACTGGTTGAATTAATAAGCGAACTAGACAGCATGATTGAGACGGCTGAAAAAACACAGTATGCCGAAAGCACCAGGTTATACAATGAAGCGGTAGCACGGTATGGTCGACTTGACGAGCCTACTAATAAAAAGGTCAATCAACAAATTCTAGATCGTCGCATGCCAATGACTGCAGACGTTCAGCAAATGATTTCTAACCGCATTAAGAGTTATGTTGATTGGAAATACCCTGGATTAATTATACGCCCCGGAGTTGAAACATTTATAAGTGACTTGGTAGCACTGGATCCTCTATACCTTGTTGACTACAGCACAGAACTATTGCAGCCAGCATTGAGTACTTTTCCAGAAGAGTACCAACGCCGACTGCGAGTGTACGAACAAGATCCATGTTCAACCAACGTGCTAGACACACTGCCAGATAACCAATTTGGCATGTGTCTTGCATTTAACTTTTTTGAGTTTACCACACTCGAAGTGGTGGAGCAATACTTACGAAACATCTTTAATAAACTACGCCCAGGTGGTATATTGGCAATGACATTCAACGACTGCGACCGAGCACATTGTGTTGCGTTAGTTGAAAAGAATTTCTGTTTCTATACTCCGGGGAACCGAGTAAAAGCAATTGCAAAATCAATTGGATACCGACAAATGTTCAGTTGGACAGACATGGGCAATCTAACCTGGCTAGAACTGCGTAAACCTGGCGAGCTTGAAAGCATCCGTGGTGGACAGACTTTGGCAAAAATAGTTAACAAATAACTTGCAAAATCTAAATAAACCATATACAATACACAATAGGAGAATTAAACATGAGAGATCATTTATTAGACTTAGTTGAACACACACTTGATTTGGGTGTAATCGATTTGGTAAAAATTACAGGCACCGAGGAAGACACAGTTATTTCCGGTCTAGCAGAAGACAGGTCTGTGGTAGTTGAGGGCAAGTTTGCCAATCCAGTTCCAGACTTCGTTGGCAACTTCGGTATGCCTAACTTGAGCAAACTAAAAATCTTGTTGAACTTGCAAGAGTATCGTGAGGATGCCAAACTCAGTATCACACGGCGTGGCACTGGCGAGCCTGACGGCATCAACTTTGAAAACAAGTTGGGTGACTTTAAAAACAGTTATCGCTTTATGGCCAGTGAGATTGTGAATGAGAAACTTAAAACTGTCAAGTTCAAAGGTGTCAACTGGCACATTGAGTTTGAGCCAACCAATGCCAGCGTCATGCGTTTAAAAATGCAGGCACAGGCCAACAGTGAAGAAACAAACTTCCAAGCAAAAACAGAAAATGGCAATTTAATGTTTTTCTTTGGTGACCATTCAACACACGCAGGCAACTTTGTGTTCCACCCAGGCATCACTGGTCAATTGAAACGTGCGTGGTCATGGCCCATCAAGACATTTATTTCTATCATGGATTTAACAGGCGACAAAGTTGTCAAGATCAGCGATGATGGTGCCGCAATGATCACAGTCGACTCTGGTCTTGCTGTTTACAACTACATCTTACCAGCACAGAGCAAGTAATGGGTAATCCTCTTCTTTCTCTTGGTTGGAAAATTACCGATTGGAACGGCCGGGGTAAAGGGATACATCATCTTGGAGTCAATAATAAAAATTACATATATATAAACATTCCAAAAAATGCTAGTACTTGGATGAAAGACAAATTTAATGGAAATAATATTAATTATATTAAAGATCCCATTGATGATGCTACGTATGTGGTTGTGCTTAAAGATCCAATAGACCGATGGATCTCAGGTGCGGCGCAGGCCTTTGTTGGCTGCTCTCCGGAGAATCCTCATTTTTTTCTAAATATAGGATTCAATGATATATTTGATCATATAGTGTTTGACGAGCACACGGCACCACAAACCATGTTTTTAGACAATATAGATCATGCACGAACTGTATGGTTTAATTGTGATAATTTTTTGTCCGAAACATGGAATCACTGGGCGGTTGATAAAATCGTTCCTAGGAAACAATCAAAATGGCATACAGATATTTATAATCCATACAATATATCTGCATTAGGAAAAGCTAACCAATTTCCAGGGTGGTATGATAAATCTAAAACAGTTGTTGGCTGGACGCAACAACAAATAAAAGATATGCTTACCGAACATCTAAATACCTGTCCAACACATATGGTCCAACTCAAAGAATACTATAAAATAGATTACGATCTAATAGAGTCAGTGAAATTTTATGACGCAAGATAACTTAACTGCCAAGCAGAATGACTATGCTGTGTTCTTGCCTGCCATTTCAGGATTCTATGCCACGTTCATAGGCAAGCAACGTGATCCGGTAAACGGACCTTACATAGAGCCTGCACGTATGCCACAGGGCATGCCGGACATGGAGCAGATGAATTGGCTCAACAGTCAAACGGGTCTGTTTCCATACCGGTGGAGCCTGTATTCCGGTGGTCATGCTAATCTGGATTTGACCAAGCAGGACTGGTCAGAGGACATGGTTCGTAATCGCGAACCTGGAACTGTAATATTAGGCGACTCAGGCGGATTCCAGATTGCCAAGGGCCTGTGGGAAGGCGACTGGAAAGCCAACTCAGGCTGTGCCAAGGCACAGAAGAAGCGTGACGCTGTGCTAAAGTGGTTGGACGGTGTTTCTGATTATGGTATGATCTTGGATATTCCAACCTGGGTTATTCACGACAAAAAAGCATCTGCGGCTTGTCAAATTACCACACTGCAAGAAGCAGTTGACGCTACCAAGTTCAACAACGATTACTTTATGAAGCATCGTAAAGGTGTCAAGAACGGTGGTGCCAAGTTCTTGAACGTGTTGCAAGGTGCCAATCATGCTGATGCAGATCGTTGGTACGACATGATGAAAGAGTACTGTGATCCTGCAAAATACCCCGACACACACTTTAATGGATGGTCAATGGGCGGTCAGAACATGTGCGATGTGCACCTGGTGCTACGACGTTTAGTAGCACTGCGTCATGATAACCTGCTACAGCCGGGCGTTCATGATTGGATGCACTTCTTGGGCACAAGCAAGTTGGAATGGGCTGTGTTACTCACCGTGATTCAAAGGGCAGTTCGTAAGTATGTGAATCCACAATTTACTATTTCCTTTGATTGTGCCAGCCCATTTCTTGCCACAGCCAATGGACAAGTGTACCACGAGATTGTGTTGCCACACAACGGCAAGTGGAGTTACAGAATGAATCCTATTGTGGATGACAAGAAATATGCCGCAGACACACGCCCGTTTAGTCAAGGCGTTGTGGCAGATGGATTGGTTGATACATTTGAAGACAGTCCTATCAGTCGGCATTTACAAATGAAAGATATTTGCTATTACAAGCCGGGTGACCTAAATAAGATTGGTAAAGAAGGCAAGACCAGTTGGGACAGTTTCTCGTATGCGTTGCTTATGGGCCATAATGTTTGGTTACACTTAGAGTCAGTGCAACGAGCCAATCGTGAGTTTGATGCTGGCAATAGGCCCCGGATGATGTGGGACACCTGCGGTGACCATACCAAGTTTGAGGACATTGTAGAAGCAATCTTTGCCACGCCTGATCGTGCCGAAGCAGAAGCCATTATTGAATCCTACGATCGTTATTGGATGGACATTGTGGGCACACGTGGGTTCAAAGGCAAAAAGGCCAAGAACGCACACACGCAATTCAACAGCCTGTTCGAAACTGTTGACACAGATACCGAAGATAGTGTACAATCAGATGAAGAGGAATTGTCTGTGGACAATTTGGATAAACTTGAACAGGAACAATCTAAATGAATCGAGAAGGCCACGAAAATGTTAAGTTTTTCACAGGCACAGAAGTAGAACACACTCCGGCCTATGGCAAGAAAACATTGTTTGTAGTGGGGTTACAGCCAGTCAGTGAAATTCAAGATTGGTTAGATGACTTTGCTTTGCATGAAGACGCCGCACAGCACATTGAACACATTTACTTTGGTGCCAATCAGAGTTTTCCTTCCAGCATACAAACCAATGATTCTGTGTTTTGGTCGCCCTGGGAACAGATGATCCAACATTTTTTAAACAAAGGACATCTATGCACACTAGACATTGATGTCAAGTGTGTTGAGGGATTGCTTGAAGGTGGGTTTTGTGAGCACAATAACTTTATTCCAATGATCTCTGTAAAACTTCCTTACATCCGTCAACTTGGATATAACGCCACGCTCAAAATAGACGATCGAGACTTTGCGGCAACCAATCCGGGTGTGTGGTGTCATAGCCTACACACACTACAAAATCGAAACAAATTCACTCCATGGTCTAAATACACAAAGGACAAAACAGTATGACACAAAGAGAACAAGCACTGGTAGAACAATCTATTAGGATTATGAGCCAGGCAGAACGAAAAATCTGGATCACATTCCGTAAAGAAGGCATCCACAAGTACCCGTCTGCCGCAACTGATCCTGCACTGGCCACAGGCGACGAGTATGATGTCAGCTTTCTTGGGGTGCCGCATAGACACATCTTTCATTTCCGTATTTGGATTGATGTGTTTCACAATGATCGTGACATTGAATTTATTCAGTTTAAACGCTGGCTAGAGAATCT